CCGCCCAGGCTCAAACAGCTCACCAACACCCACCACCGACCTATGACCTACGAGGAGTCCTTCTTGGACACTTGCGGCCGCAACGGCGAGGCCTCACTTGAGGCCACCCGCCAACTCTTCCGGGACCACGGCAACGACTACGACGAGGTTGTACGCAACATCGACGAGTACACGTCCAGCCCTGACGAGATGCTCGCAGTTCTCAACCGCGACGGCCGCGGCATGCTTTCCTTCCTTGGTTACTGATCTATGTCTTTCTCCACCATGCGCCGGATCTCCGGCAAGACTCAGGCCGTCCGGCTCAGCCCCGACGACCTGGACCAGCTGCTCGACGCTCTCGACAGCCTGCACCAACCATTGCGCAGTCAGGACATGCACGACGAGTTGCGCCACCGCTTGTCGGTGGCCTACGACGAATCGCAGCGCTGACCCATGGCAGACAACCAGCTCGAATCAGCCCTCGCATCGTTCGCCCGTTACTACATGGGCAACAACGACCCAGAGGGCCTAGCTTCCGACCTGCTCATCATCTTGTCCGAGGTCATCGACACGGACGCCATTGCCAAGCCACTAGGCCAGGCCCTGGACGACGAGGTGCAAGTCAATCAACGGCTAGACGGCGAGGAGGAAAAGGAGGAGCCCGACTGGCTCACCGATCCCAACTCCAGGATGGCCCGTTGCCACTACTGAACCCAACACAGAGCCCTGCGGGGCTCTCTGGTGGTTTCACCACCAACACCCACCACACGAGGTCTACCTATGACCACAGCCACCACAGAGGCCAACCACGGCCTGGACAACGCCGCCGCTTGGAACGCAGACATCAGCGCCGCCCACGAGGCGTGGCTGTTCTGCCAGGAAGAGACGGAGGGCCGCGACCTGACGCGTGAGGCCAAGCTGCAGCTGCACGAGCACGGCTACGACGGCACCAACCACGCCGACACAGCCGAATCAATCGTGGCGGGCCAGCTGGAGAGCATCCTCAGCCTTGAGGTGCGAAGCGGCTGGCATAGGCCCGGTTACCCACCTGAGCCCGGCGACTACATGATCCTGTTGAGCTGGGGCGGCCCTGCGCTCCGCATCACTGGCGAGCTGCGCGGCTCGCCTGCCTGCGGCATCGAGCCCTGCGGCTTCCAGCTGGAGTACCAGCACTGGGGCACGCCCTGGACCTGCTACACGGACGCCGACGCCGACGCTCTGGACTGGTTCACTGGCCTGTTCTACTACGGCGAATGACGGCAACCTAGAGCCCCTCGTGGGCTCTCTGGTGCCCTCACAAGCACCCACACCCACCACCAACGGAGGCCCTCATGGCTTTTCACGTCTACGTCCACGACTGCGGCTGCCTTGATTTCGTTAACAGCTTTGACACCAAGGCTGAGGCCCAGGCCTACGCCAACCAGCTGCACGCCGACGTCAAGGCACATCCCACGCAGTGGGACCTAGTCCACCCCTGGTTTGAAATCACGGACCAGGTGCTGCACGCTCAGGAAACCTACACGTTCCCCAACATGTCGGAGATGGGCTGATGCAGCTACGCACCTACCTCTTGCTGATCCTGTACGCGACAGCTGCGGCCGCCATCGGTGCGGCCTGGCTGATCGCCAAGTTTGACCCAACAGCTGGCCACGGTGAGCTGATGGAGAACATCCGGCAGCGCAACGCAGAGATACAGCGGCAGATCGACGCCAACTAACACCACCACAACACCCACCACGGAGGACACCATGGCCACACGAGGCCGACCCAAGAAGCCCGCCACCTATGCGGAGGCGCTTGAGACTGACAAGCAGATCAAGGACGCAGCTGAAGCCTTCAGCAACGCCCGCCGAGAGCTCACTGCGCAGCAGTGCAACATCCACTCAACGCAGTACAAGCTGCGGGCGGTGTTTGAACAGCAGGAGATGATTGCCAAGGCGCTTGAACCTGTTGACCCGCCGTCGGACGCTGACGAGGAACGAATTTGCGAGCGCATGGGCTACCTCATGGACAAAACCATGGAGCACATGGCCGAGCTTGCGCGTGAGCTGGCCAAGGATTTCGACGCCTTGACCATTGCAGAGCAGCAGCTTGAAGCAGCCGCAGAGGCGCGCAGCAAGCGCTGTCAAGAATTGTCCGACGCGTACACCAAGCAGTGCGACTGATCCTTATCCTCACGGCGCTCAATGCCTTGGTATGGGGCGCCTTTCTCAACTATCACGGCACGCAATGGATCGAAAAGGCCCGACCACGCTCCAGCTCCAGCAGATCTTTCGAGACTGGTACAAGGACACAATTGGCCGTGCTCCGGACAGCCAGATGATTGCGATTGCGTCGCTGTTCGGCACCCACCTGCTCAAAAAAATCGAGGAACAGACCAATGACTAACGACTCACTGATTTACGACATCAACGACAAGCAACCAACAGCAGCGCACGCCAACAACCAGGGCCTGGTGCTGCTGTACGACCCCATCGGCAAGTGGATGAGCGGCTCATGGGACTGCGTGCAGTACCGCAAGGGCGTCACCCACTGGATGATGCTGCCCGATGCACCGCCAATCACACAGACACGGGAAGAGCTGAACGAGCAGCGCTTCGAGCAATGGCTGGCTGCTTACAGCCAGGGCAAGCAGCTCACCTACGAGCAGCAGACCATTGCCCACCAGGCCTTTCTCAAGGGGGCCAGCTATGTCTAGTTGGACGCTGCACGAGGCAGCCAAGGTCACGGAGCAAGTCCGCTACGCAGGCAGCGGCAACGAGCGCAAGGCGCTGTGCAACATGCGCCTAGTGCTGGATCACTTCGGCCGTCAGGTCAAGCTGGACGACATCACAACCAGCACCGTCGACGCTTACATCCAAACGCTGAAGGACAGCGGCAACGCACCCGCCACCATCAACAAAAAGCTGGCGGTGTTGAAGGCCATTTACACGGACGCCATGCGCCGTGATGGTTGCAGCAAGCGGCCGCACATCCCGACCATGAAGGTGACATCGTCTCGACTGCGGTTCATGTCAGTCGAGGAGGAAGACGCACTGATCAACTGGTGCTGCACCGAGAACGAGCTGCAGGTATGCGAGGCGTTGATCGTCTTGATTGACACCGGCATGCGTGTCGGCGAGCTGTTCCGTGTCATCCCTGCCGACGTGGACATGGAGCAGAACATCATCAGTGTTTGGAAAAACAAGGCAGACAAGCCCAGGTCGGTGCCCATGACCGACCGAGTGCGGCAGATCGTTGGCCGTCGCATCAAGCGGCGCAATTTGTCTGGCTCAGTGTTCAACACGCTGGAGCGGGGCCACCTGGAATATGTGTGGGACTGCGCCAGGGGTGACCTGGGCTGGGAGGACGACAAGCACTGGGTCTTGCACATGCTGCGGCACACCTGCGCCAGCCGACTGGTGCAGCGTGGCGTCGATTTGTATGTGGTGAAGGAGATCCTGGGCCACAAGAGCATCACCGTTACGGAGCAATACGCACACCTCGCCAACCCACAGCTGAGAGATGCCATCGCCAAGCTCAACAAGGTCGACAGCAGACCAGCTGGAACTAGAGCGGGAGATGCTCACGCTCGGGCGGGATCGCGTTGAGCTGATCGCCAACCGCCACCGCAAGGGGCGGATGGAGTCACTCAGCACATGGGGGGAAGCACTGACAGCAGCGGGGGTGGATCAGCTAGTGATCCATCTCCGTGCTGTTCGGCGCCGCATACAGGCAGGCAAGGCGGGCCAAGCGTTCGCCCTGCTTGCACCCGTGACACACCTTCCACCCCAGCAGGTCGCTGCAACTGCCGTGCGGGTGGTAGTGGACAGCATCAGCGCCTGCAACACGCTGCACCATGTCGCAGCGGAGGTCGCCGAGAAGCTGTGGATCGAGACCATGCTCGACCGAGCAAGCGCACAAGAGCTGCGCACGTTCCGACGTGGCCGCAGCAGGCGCAAGCACCAGGTCGCTGCGATCAGTCACATGCAACGGACAGAGCATTGGCATCCCCGTGAGCGCATGGCCTCGGGTGTGTTCTTAGTTGAACTGATAGCCAGGGAAGTTGGCATCGTCGAGATCACCGTCGACCGCAGCTACAAGCCACCACGCAGGGTGGTGGTGCCGACTGACCAGTGCATGGCATGGGTGCAGGACGTAAAGCAGCAGCAAAAGCTGATGACGCCCAGCTACCTGCCCATGCTGGTGCCGCCACGGCCATGGACGTCACCGCTGAGCGGGGGCTACCTGACTGACAGCATCCCGCTGGTGCTGATGAAGTCCAACGCAGAGCTGGTGGCACAGCACACCAAGGGAGACGAGCCGTACCTGCAAGCTGCCAACCTGCACCAAGCCGTGGCCTGGCAGGTCAATGGCTGGATGCTGAAGCAAGTGCTGCATGCCTACGACAACAGCATCGAGGTGGGCTGTCTCATGCCACGGGAGGGCTGGCCGGTGCCGCCGTACCCCAAGCACCTGCCGGAGGACAGTGAAGGCGTGCGCAAGTGGCGCATGCAGGCCCGCCGCATCCACGAGAAGAACGACAAAACCAAGACAGCGCGTATTGCCATTGCCAAATGCCTGTGGGTGGCGAAGCGTTTTGTCGGCGAGCAACGGCTGCACTTTCCTATGTCGCTCGACTTCAGGGGGCGTTACTACTACCGCCCGCCGTACCTCAACCCCCAAGGCAACGACGTCAGCCGCTGTCTGCTGGTGTTCAGTGACGGCCAACCCATCACGACAGAGGAGCAGGCCGACTGGCTGCGAGTGCATGGGGCAAACATGTATGGGCACGGTGGGCTCGACTTCCGTGCGCGCATTGACTGGGTGCATCAGGAAGCAGAGCGCATAGGGGCAGCTGCTGCTGACCCGTGGCAGCACGCTGAGTTCTGGATGCGTGCCAAGAAGCCGTGGTCCTTCCTTGCCTTCTGCCGCAGCTACGCCGAGTTCATGCAGCAGGGCTACGGCTACGCCTGCCAGTTGCCCACCATGCTGGACTGCACTTGCTCGGGCATACAGCACTACAGCGGGCTGCTGCTGGACGAGGGCATGGGCAAGCTGACCAATTTGCTGCCGTCTGACACGCCGCAGGACATCTACAGCGCAGTGATCGACCGTGTGTTGCAGGTGCTGCGCAGCAATGGCGACGAGGACGCACGCAAATGGCTGAAGCTGCAACCCGACAGATCGCTGGCGAAACCAGTTGTGATGTGCCTCCCATATTCTGCAACCCATAGCGCCTTCTACTTCCATTGCTACGACTGGGCAGTCGAGCGCACGCAGGAATTATTCAGCGGCAAGTCCTGGGCCACACGCAAGGGAGCAGTGCAGACCGTGCATTACATGGCGCGCATCCTGCACAAGGAAGCATCGGCACTGATTGGGCCAGCTGAGCAGGCCATGAAGTGGTTTCGTGCCATCGGCAAGGCAGCCGGCAAGGCCGACATGCCACTGCAATGGCGCACACCAAGCGGGCTGCTGGTGCAGCAGCAGTACATGGCAGACCACGTCAAGCGCATCCGTTTGAAGTACCTGTCGGACGTCAGGCTCGACATCAAGATCAAAGTCGACGACGAGGTAGAGCTGGATGGCAGGCGCATGGCTAACGCACTGTCGCCAAACGTCCTGCACTCCATGGATGCCAGCCACATGGCGCTGGCAAGCATTGACGCAGCAAGCAAGGGCGTGGTCAACTTGGCCGGCGTTCATGACTGTTTCGTCACAACGCCTGCAGAGATGACACAACTACGCAACTCTGTACGGGCAGCGTTTGCTGCGCTTTATTCAGAGCGCTGGTTCGATCGCATATCGGATCAGCTCCTCACACACACCAAGGTTGAGCTGTCACGGCCACAAGCTGGGCAGCTCGATCCTTCTCTCGTGAAATCTTCCGACTACTTCATCACATGAAACCTCAGAAGTTTGACTCCTTGACTCTGACCACACCGCCTTGCCGTCTCACCTACGCCTGGCTGGTTGAACCCGACACCAAGTACCCACCTGCTGTTTACAAGGTCACAGCACACATCCCAGCTGAGCAGGCTGCAGAGATTGCTGAGCAGCTGGACGCGTACTACGCCTCATACATGCAGCACCTCAGCGGCAGCGCACCTGGCACCAAGCTGCAGCTAAACGACAAGCCATACAAATTTGAGAACGACGACCAGGGCCGTGCTGTCTTTTCGATCAAGATGAAGCGCACTGCCAACGGTGTGCGCACTGACGGCACCACATGGTCAGCTGAGGTTGCGCTGTTTGACAGCCAAGGCAAGCCGATCGTCGACCGTGATGGGCTGAAGAAGATGGGGCCTGAGACGACAGGCCGCCTGAACTTTGCAGTGTCTGGCTACACGGGTGGCAAGGGCACTGGCGTGACATGCAAGGTTCTGGGCGCACAGATCCTGGAGTTTGTGCAGTACACCAGAGGGGCGACCAGCTTTGGCTTCCAAGCAGAAACCAACGGGTTCAAAGCGGGCGACATCACGAGCACGGAAGAGCCGGCAACCGAAGAAGCAGGCAACTGGTAGGTATCGCAGCAAGTTCGAGGCGAATGTTGCCTCTAGCTTGGACAAGCGTGGCCTGGCGTTTCAGTACGAGACCCAGGCCCTGCCTTACCGCATCGAAGCTGTCTATACGCCTGACTTCATCCTGCCCACCTGTGTGGTGGAGACAAAGGGGCTGTTCAGTGCAACTGACAGGCGCAAGATGCTCGCCGTAAAGGCTGCGCATCCACATGTCGACATCCGCCTGTGTTTCCAGAACGCCAAGGTCAAGCTCAGCCGCGCCCCCAGGTCACTGACTTACGGGCAATGGGCCGATCGCCATGGCTTCGTCTGGTGCGAGGGCCACATACCCACCGCTTGGTTCGATGAAGGAACGACGCAAGTCAAAGTTTGTCAAACATGAGCCGTGCCCACAGTGCGGCAGTAAGGACAACGCAGCACGCTTCGATGACGGGCATCTGTACTGCTACAGCTGCGACGCCGTCATTGAAAAGAGCCCGTCACCTGAGCGGCTGCCCAAATACAAACCCTCACCCCCGCCAAAAGTGGAGCTGCTTGAATTTGTAAAGCCATTGGCCCTGGAAGCAAGGGG